CTATGGAGGATTACAGTATTACCGAGAATGCGGAAGAGGGGTTTGATTTGTCCGTTAAGATTAATTTGAAACAGTACAGGGAATATGGGACGAAGAGTGTTTCAATAAAGGGAGCGGCAGTGAACACGGCGGGAAACGTAAGCGCATCCTATACCGTAAGCGTGGAACAGACCAGATCCCGTGAAAGCGCTCCTTCAACCAGCAAAATCAGAAGCTATACCGTCAAACCAGGCGATACCATCTTTGGAATTGCCAAGGAAATGTATGGGGACGGTTCGAGGTATCAGGATATTTACAACAATAATAGAGAGGTCATAAGGGGCGGTCCCTGTGATCTGAAAGCCGGGCAGGTTTTACGCCTGCCTGGGGTATGAAGGAGGATGCATGAAGGCAGAACTTTTTATTGCAGGAGAGAGCGGAACAGAAATCTATATCCCGGCGGTAGAAGAGGGAATCGAATGGTCAACGGAACGGTGTGGCGTGCCGGGGAAACTTACTTTTAAAGTGATTGGGGATCGTTTTTTGGATTTTTCAGAAGGTTCAGCAGTGCAGTTACGGTTAAATGGAGCAAAAGTTTTCTTTGGTTTTGTGTTTACACAAAAGAGAGATAAGGAAAATCGGATATCTGTTACCGCATATGATCAGCTTAGGTATCTCAAAAATAAGGATACCTATATGTATGAGAATCGGACGGCATCAGAAGTGATAAGGATGATCGCGGCAGATTTTGCATTGAATGCCGGAGAAATTGTAGATACCGGTTATGTGATTGCCGAAAGATCGGAGGTGGATACATCACTGTTCGATATCATTCAGAATGCGCTGGATCTCACTTTGGTGAATACGAGGCAAATGTTTGTTCTATATGATGATTTTGGAAGCCTTACCGTGAAAAATATAGCAGACATGTATGTCCAAAATACCAATGGAACTTATCTGATGATTGATGAGTGTACTGGAGAAAATTTTGAATATACCTCCTCCATTGACAGTAACACTTATAACAAAATCAAACTGTACCGTGACGATGCGGGAGAGGGGAAAAGGCAGGTTTACGGAATTATGCAGGATGGCGTAAATATCAATAGATGGGGTGTCCTGCAGTATTGCGATACGGTCTCGGAGGGAGAAAACGGGGAAGCAAAGGCAAAGGCGCTTTTGTCTCTTTATAATAAGAAAACCAGAAACCTAAGAATTACAAATGCATTTGGAGATATAAGGGTAAGGGCTGGAAGCCTGCTGGTGGTAAATCTGAATCTGGGTGATAGAAAGGTGGAAAATTTTATGCTTGTAGAAAAGGTGAAGCATACGTTTAGAAATGGGGAACATTTCATGGATTTGACATTGAGAGGAGGGGAGTTTGTTGTCTGATGCAGCGGAATTATTAAAAGTAATAAAGCAAAGTGCACTGGAGGCGGTGGACGCATCTAAACCGGTGAGATTTTTCTTTGGAGAGGTAATACATGCAGATCCATTGCAGATCAATGTGGAACAGAAGATGCAGTTGGGGCGGTCACGTCTGGTTCTTTCCAGGAACGTGACAGACTATGAGACGGAAATCACAGTGGATACCAATACGGAGCAGGCGTTGGATGATCACAGGCATGCATTTGCTTTTACTACAGAGGGAGCAGGAGAGCCTTTACATGTGCACGGCATTTCAGGAAGTACGGAGCCTGTGGGGCTTGCGCATACGCATGAAATAAAAAGGAGGATGAAGGTCACCGTGCATAACAGGTTGGCGGCAGGTGATAAGGTCATCCTTCTTCAGAATAAGGGCGGGCAGCAATACTTGGTGCTGGACAGGATAGGATAAGATGATACCGACAAGCGCCAACCTGCCAGGGCAGGATTTTGTAATTGAAGAACAGCCAACCTATACTTATAAAATGGACCCTGAAAGCGGTTTGATCAGGGGATATGTAGACGGTATCGAGGCGATGGAGCAGGCGGTATATAAAATTCTCTCCACAGAACGATACCGCTATCTTATTTATTCATGGAATTACGGAATCGAATTGGAAGACTTGTTTGGACAGCCGGTGTCTTATGCATGTCCAGAACTGGAACGGCGTATTAGGGAAGCGCTGATTTGGGATGGGCGGATAGAAGAAGTGGGAGATTTTAAGTTCGATACATCCGTAAAGGGAATTGTACATGTGTACTTTACCGCGCACACCATTTTGGGTGATATAAAAGCAGATAAGGAGGTGAGAATCTGATGTTTGAAGAACTTACATATGAGGTGCTTTTAAAGAGAATGCTGGGACGAGTATCAAATAAATATGACAAACGGGAAGGTTCTGTAATCTGGGACACGCATTCCCCTACGGCAATAGAACTTAAGAATCTGTATATTGCGTTGGATTCTATTGTTCAGGAAGCTTATGGTGATACGGCAACAAGGGAATTTCTGATTATGCGATGCAAGGAGAGGGGAATCGTGCCGTATCCCGCAACGCATGCCGTATTGAAAGGCGAGTTCCTGCCGGATCATATTGATGTGACAGGAAAGCGATTTAACATTGGGCAGATTAATTATCTGGTCACAGACAGACTGCCGGAAGGCGGTTACAAAGTGCAGTGTGAGGCAGCAGGTGAAGAGGGAAATCGATATTTAGGGACTATGACGCCTATTGAATATATAAATGGGCTTGTGTCTGCGGAACTTACGGAACTTCTGATTCCGGGGGAGGATGAAGAAGGCACAGAGGAATTGCGGCAAAGATATTTTTCTTCTTTTGATGTAAAGGCATTTGGCGGCAATGTAAAAGATTATCTGGAAAAGACGAATGCCATTCCAGGAGTGGGATGCACGAAGGTGACGAGAGTTTGGAATGGAGATATCCGACCGGCAGAAATGATCCCCCCCATGGAAGTAGAAACGTGGTATGGAAGCGTATCAGAATCATTGCCGGATTCGGTAAAGGAGTGGTTCACAGCTGTATATACGGCGGCAAAGGAAAAGAAACTGACGACAGGCGGCAGTGTCCTTCTGACCATTCTTAACTCTGCGTTCGATACCGCAAGCCAGGAGTTGGTTGAGACTGTGCAGAAAGCGATGGACCCCGAAGCGTACGGAGGGGAGGGGTACGGGCTTGCACCCATTGGTCATCTGGTCTCGGTAAAAAGCGCAGAAGGAGTGCAGATCACCGTAAAAATTAAGATAACCTTTGATCATGGCTATAACTGGACCAAATCGAGGAGCGCCATAGAAGATGCAATTAACGGCTATTTTTCAGAACTCAGGCGGGAATGGGCAGATACAACTGCACTGGTGGTAAGAATCAGCCAGATTGAAACACGGATATTGGGGATTAAGGGAATTGTCGATGTGGAAGACACCATGTTAAATGATCACGCCGAAAATTTGATTCTGGGAGCATTTGAGGTGCCTGTGTTTGGGGGTGTTTCAGAATGAATAGACAAGTGGATCTGCTTTCCTATCTGCCTCCTTTTCTACAAGAGTTTAAGGAGAACAGGGAGACGCTGAACGCAGAAAACCCAGAATTTATTCTCGTGTGGAATGGAGCGGACAGGGTACTTAAAAATGAGTTCATAGAAACAGCCGATGAATATGGAATATCCCGGTTTGAACAGATTTTAAAGATATCGCCCTTAAAGACGGATACGCTGGAAATACGCCGCAGACGTGTGATGCTCCGCTGGATTGACAGGATTCCCTATACACTTAGGGCTTTTTTGGAAGGACTTTCTGAGATATGCAAAGGCAGTGACTTTTCAGTGGTGAAAGAGTACTTAAAGTACAAGATAAGCATTACTGCCGATTTGGAGGAAGCAGGACAGACAGAGGAATTGGACAGGTTGATTGAGGAGATGATGCCCTGCAATATGGTGGTGATATCTGCCAACAAGATTCCCTGCGGCGCAGGAGAAAGCCTGTACACGGCAGGAACAGTCTGCTACGTGGAGCATATTGAAATCATGGACGATGGTGTGCCGGTCGAGATTGCAAATTGTGAGACTGCCTGCATCGCCTACGCAGCAGGCGCGGTAAGCCATATGGAACATATAGAAATTACAGAGGAAACAAGATAGGAGGAAAAGAAATGGCAATATTTTCAAAACTAGTTACAACACAAAACGGGCGTGCGCTGATTGCACGGATGCTTGCAGCGGAAGAGAAGATTGTGTTTACAAAGGTACGTTCATCGGACACGGAATATACGCTGGAAGAACTGGAAAATCTGGAGGAACTTACGGGTATTAAACAGACCAACAGCGTTTCCAAGGTATCGCGCACAAATCCGGTTTCGGTAAAGGTAGAAACGGTATTTACAAACACAGAACTTACGGAAGGGTATCCTATGCGTACGGTTGCGCTATATGCACAGGATGGTGACGGAGAGATTCTGTATGCAGCGGCAGTGGAAACTTCAGGAAATTGCTACATGCCCGCATTTGGGGGCACTACAGTCTCAGGCGCCTATATCCAGCTGGTCACTACGGTGAGCAATGCGGAAAATGTGACCCTTGAGGTGGATAACTCGGTGTTTGCCACTATAGGGGATATCAGGGATTTGCAGGAACAGATTGATTCTGTCAGTGGACTAGTGGGAGGAATGGCAGCGGCGATTAATACGAATGCGGAGAAGCTGGGACTAATGGAAAGAATTGGTTCTGAAGTATATCTACTTTACGCAAATGGCGGTGCAGAGTGTACAAATTCTCATGGTAAAAAATTATATTCAAATACGAGAAAGAACCTTCCTAATTTGAATAGTGTGACCTATTACCTGTATGTTTTAACTGGAAATGTAACACTTACAGGTCTGGGAAAAAGGAATGATATATATGAAGGTTTTGTTCGGGTTACGCTTGGGATTGGATCATCGGTACGTTTTTCTCAAGACGTACCGATATGTAGAGGGGTTCCTGGGGAATATATATCAGCTCCAGTGAATATAGTGGCAGCAGAGGGACCGCCATTTGGCGAAGATGGGGAAATCAGCGTTTATGCACATCCTATATTATGCAAGCAAGATGAAAATAAGGAGCCGTTTTTTGTGGAAGATGAAACTTTTCACATTTCCGTCGGTACGACTCTTTATATATATAAGTTAGGTGGTGTGCTTGCAAGCGTGCAAGGATCTGGAACTGTGCAGGGAGGCGGAACTTTGGGAAACGATAATTATAATCTGCTAAAGAACAAGCCATCTATCAATAACGTGACCCTGCAAGGAAATTTGACCACAGAACAATTAGGGATTGAGGCAGCTTCTGGCGTAACGGAAGAGATTACGTATGAAAAGGCACTGGCAATATTGAACGGAGAAGAGGAGGTATCAGAATCATGATAGGTGATATTTTGAGAGCAATAAAGGACTGGTGTACTGGAAGGTTCCAACCTAAAGGGGACTATCTGACAGAAGTGCCGGAAACTTACGTGACTGCGTCCAGCTTAAATGAATCCTACTTAGGAGGTATAAGATTTGGCAGGGATGCGGATGGTAATCCTGGCTACTATAAGCATGATGAAGAGGCAGGTGCTGATACAGTAATCCCTTTTAATATTGGCAGTGAAGATGGGATTAAAGAAATTGATATTATATTCGGCGGCAATTATTCAAGCAGCAGTAATGCTGCATCAGTGTCAAATTATTTTGGCACTTCTGCCTTGACCAATAAAGAATATAAAAATTTATTAGCATTAGGTATCTATACAAGAGCAAATAGTTCTTACAATACGCCTGCCAATATGCTTGTAACAGACCAAAATAAAATTGCAGAATCTATCGGGCAAAGTAGCTTGTCACTAGGTTCTTTTTTGATGGCAGGTTATCAATTGCTTGGAAGGACGGAACAGGGAAAACCGTTGCGATTTTATGTAAATACACAAATAACAAATCCAAATAGTAATTCTAAAAATTTGTATTTTGTATTACTAGGATTGAATTAGAGGATAAAAATAAGTCGGATGCCTATTGCATAGTGCTTGAGACAGATAATTGTAAATAAGGAATAAAAGGAACAAGGAGTAGAAGCATGAAAAGTGATGTTTTAAAAGCAATAAAAGATTGGGGAATCGGAAAATTCCAGCCTAAGGGAAACTATTTGACAGAAATACCAGCATCTATTGCTGATTTTAATCCCCATAACTACTTTTCATTTAGCGGAGGAAAAGAGATTCAATCTGGCGGAGATTTAGATCATATGACCGAAATCGGAAATTACTATTGCGCTCTTAACAGTACTGTGAGCACTCTTTTAAACTGTCCGGTTTCAAGGGCATTCATAATGAAGATTTTTAAAGGAACTGGAAACTTATATCTGACGCAAATGATTCGCTGTTACAATGGGGAAATTGTATATCGATATCAAAATATAAACAATCAATGGCAGGCATGGGAGCATTTATATGAACCGATGAAAGCAGCAGCTGCAAGTACCGCAGGAAAAGAAGGTCTTGTGCCGGCACCAGATGCAGGAAAGCAAAACGCCTATTTACGAGGAGACGGCACATGGGTTACACCATCAATAACATTGGCAGGAACAGTGGAAGGCATACCGTTAGACCAGACCATGGGAA